TTATTCATTCTTTCTTGCTTGCCCACTTGCAACCCTCAACTCATCTGCCAATTGCCCGATCCTCACAGCCTCATTCTTCATTCCCATTTGATTGTAAAAAGCCCATTGCCCTTGTAAATGGCTAATAATTTCGTTCGCTACCTCCGGTTTCATTCGTAACTCCTCCTTGTCATATTTAGCTAGACCGTACTTTTCAATCAATCCGATAAGCTTATCTGGATAACCCGGATCAGTGGCATATCCTCCCTTGTGAATAGCATGGCAAGCAGTTTTATAATCAGCACCTAAAACGCCATGATAGCGTGTAGGCTTGTCTCTTGTGCCGTTTAGAATTAGCTTCGAATGATCTGCAATAGACTCATCCCAGTTGTTGTAAGCTCTGAAATTAGCCGTGATAGTTGTCCATTGACCGTTGTAATTCTCCTTTGTAGGCATAGCGCAAACACCTGCTGGGCCTGTTCCTTTGATACCGAATAAGTTATTCCCTCGCTTAGTTAATCCACTCTCTCCCCAAGCTGATTCCAGGATTGCCTGAGCAATTGTAAGAGACGCGGGTATCTTTGTTTTCTTCATGTCTGCTACAGCACTAGGTGCAATCTTATCTATAAAGTCTTGTGGTTTCATTGCTTGTTCCCTCCATCCGGTTTTACATAGCTATAAGCTCCCGCAGCCGTTAATCCAACAACCACCGCTGTTAGTAGATTGGTTTTTAATCCTCCGTTTGGAAGAAATACAAATAGAGCTGAAAAAGCCATAGCGACTAATGGAGCGTATTTATTCGGAACCCCAAACCCTTTAGCCACACCCGTAAGCGCCGCAACAATTGCGGCTAATGTAGCGATATCAGTAGTCATCTCCATCATTTCCCCTCCTTAGCTTTTGGGCCCGTTCTGCTTTAGCTTCCAACTCTGAACCTACAAGATTCATAACTTTTTTAGGAATCCATTTTTCCCAACCAGCACGAATAGCGTTGGCTGTGACGCTTGCCCACGTATGATATATCAGCCCGAATGTAACACCAAAGAAAAGAAACCCTGGTGTTTGTAAGGCATGGTCTAAAACATTTGCGAGTACAGGGAAAAACAATATGAAAATTGTACGGAAAACACCACCGATCCCATATTCAGAAGAGTAGGTGCCATCCTTAATAGAAGCAGATATTCCGGTAACCCAATCTGTAGCGATTATAAGAAAGAGGGCAATTAATAAATGGTGGTGCCCTGAAACATATAAGAAATCTATCCACGGTAATACTAATGATCCAATACCACCAATAACAATAGTGGCCGGTTTAGCCATAGCATTTAATTCAAGGGAAAAATTCATAAAAATCCTCCTTTATTAACTTGGAAAGAAAAAGAGCAAAAAAACTACTCATAAATAAAGAGAGCCGCATTAACGGCTCCCCATGAAAAAACGCCTCTCCGTTTGGAAAGACGTAGCTATTTTTGCAAAGCTAAATATTCAGCGACTGGCACTCGATAATTTTCTGGTACAGATTTCTCTTCCGTTCCAATAGGGTCGATTAGCCACTCGCCTGATTTCACAAGCACAGCATATACAGGTATCATGTATTTTTTAACTGGCATCACTCAGCACCTCCTTTCAGTGTAGTAATCTCTTCTTGTAATTGGACAATCTGCTTTCCTTGTTGCTCTATCGTAATGTGCAATATACCTAACTGCCTGTCTAAGTCTGTTATCGCCTCTAGTGCCGCTAATAACTCTGGACGTAACGGATCATGATGTCCAGGAGTCTCTACCACACCGCCAAGTGTCCCGTCTGGATTTCTCTTTATATATTCCACTAGCTAATCACTCCCACTAGCATGACAGCTGCTTCTTTTGCGCTTGTATTGGTCCTGCTCAATGTCAGCTTGAACATAACGTCTGATTTTGCTGTAGCTACAGTGCTAATCAACTCATCTTCTGTAATTGAAGTAGTAAGATCAACACTTTCCTTGGTCATGGCTGTATATTGCTCTGGCAGTCCTTTATCTACAAAGGATGTCTCAGCATCAACGACTAAATTGCCCTTTTCTCTCTTTAGCCAAGCAAGGATTTCTCTAGCTGATCCTTTCGGTGCCAAGATTTTATAACGGGCAACAGACTTCTTCATAGGTGTTTCTGTTACGGAGTTGGTTACATTGAAGGTCTTAACTGTCGATAACCCAAACTGGTCTGTTGCCGTTATGGTTATGGTGTTAGCTCCAGTTTTAAGGTCACTAACTTTACATGTATAAGACCAGTTGCCACTTGTAACACCATTAAATAACGTTTGATCTGTGCTGCTGTTGAGCTTTGCCTTTACCGTGAGGGTATTTCCGTCTGGATCGGACGCTGTACCTGAGAGAGTAATAGAATCCGGTGGAATCAAACCAGATTGAACAGCAGGGAAGGTGCCAACAGTAATAATGGGAGCCTTATTGTGTTTAACGGTAAAAGTACGGGTGACGACATTAGATTTATCACCTTGGTTATCTTCAACCCAGAGCGACAACGTGTGTTTGCTTCCTTCAGCCAATAATCCTGATACATCCAGGCTACCATCGAACAGTCTACCGCCTCGGTAGGTTAGTGTCTTGGCAAAAGAAATAGGCGTGCTACCGTTGGATATTCCGGATTGCAACGCCCTTGTGGTGCCGTTGTTGATTTGACATTTGAATACAAGAATATCTCCGTAGTTTAAATCTAATGCAGTTCCTTGGATGTTTACTTTATCGTTCTCTTTTAAAATTTGATTGTCAGGTGGAGTCGAAAGTGTAAATTTCGGTGGTTCGTTTAAGAGGGTGATTACGACAAGGCCATCACCCTCGCGTACACCTGCGGTTGTGGTGCCGTTAGCTAGATATCCGTAGTAGGATGAACCACCGCCGCCTCCGTCATTACTGCCGCCACTTTGGTAGCTACCTGAGCCCCCACTCCAATAACCGCCGCCTCCACCGCCGCTCACTGCCGTTGCATTTCTACTGTCTCCACCGATACCGAGTACGCCGTTATATGTCCCACCGGCCGTTTGTGTACCACCTTTTCCTCCATTACCTCTTCTGTTCTCTGCATCTCCACCTATTAAGCCACCTCCGACACCGCCGTCTCCTCCCGGTCCAGCACCACCGCCTCCACCTGCTACAATCAATCGAGTTCCTAACGAGAGACTGTTTATTCGAACATCAGACGCGCCGCCTCCACTTCCTCCGCGCCCGCCACCTCCTCCATTAAAGCCGCCTTCTACTGGGAGTGAATTAAGTGTTTTCCCTCTTCCTCCCACAAAAATATAAAAGGTGCTTGTTGAAAAAGGACTGTATTCACCCGAAGCATACCCACCTTTTCCGCCTTTAAGGTCAGCGTAAGTACCTCCCTCAGCTCCCCAACATTCCAACTTTAGCTTCGTTGCATTGGATGGAACCATAAACATTTCGGACTTTCCTATATATTCAAACGTATAAGTTGTACGCCCTTGTGCGTCTTTACCGATTTTTCCTTTCGTTATTTCTGCGTTAAACGCAGTTTCACTACCCTCGCTATCACGAACAGCTATCGTGAAGGGTAATACTCCTGCCGTTATATCAACATTTTTAAACGTATAGCTGACGGGCTGATTCTTAGGTATTGCTGTCCAATCCTTTTTAACCACGTTGTTTAGTTTGACTTGGTATTGTAGAGTGTCTTCAGGGTCGGCGTCATTTGCGGTGATGTTAACGGTAAAGTCGTTGGTGCTGATGTTAATTCGTTGGTTCTTGGTTAGTGTTTGATTATCAGGTGTCTTTAAAGATAGGGTTGGTGGCTGATTTAAAACTTCGAGTACAGGCCGCCAGCCTATATGTTTATATTTTTTTAATCCATATGGAGAACCAAAACCATTCGCGGATGTTCCTTCAGAGTAATCCCCACCCCGTGCAGAATAGGATTTAGCTCCTTCACTAACGAGTTCTTGACACCAAGATGCCATGGAATACCAATTCCAAGTTTTATTATGTTCACTCTGCACATTCTCGATGGTACCTTGGTTTGGATTATTGATATCATATTTATTTGGTTTTGGCAGCCCAACGATATCACTTTCGTTTATTACGATACGATCCCACTCGTTTGATGTGGGAATACCTCCAAAAGGTCTATTGCTAATTATGCCACGCTCACTTATACCCCCGCTTAAAATTCTACATTTATATTTTTCTCCATCTATTGTTACTATTTTCCCTTTAACCAATCCGAGTTCATCTAAGGTCCCCCATGATATATTAGCAATCAGGACCCTGTCACATATAAAAAGGATCTTCCCATTATCATTTATCTTATGCCATTTGACACGTTTTGGGGGAGATGTTGAAGTATTATTGAAATTAATTGTGTAACCGTCTCGGTAATCTGGTATATTTCCACCATTAAAAGCTCCAGGCGGGATAACATCCCATGGATAGGGTCTTGTAGGAATATCAATTTCGGTTCCGTTAAAAGATAGGGTACCTAATTCAACTAAACCTAGGTAAGTCACTGCCATTTTACATCCGTCTCCCTTAGAGTGTTATTCGAGGTCATTTTGTAATTCATCCCCATTTATCCCAATGAAATCGTAATTGTATGTGTATTCCATCCAGCAATTCTCATCTTCTGAGCAGATGTATCCCGATTCACCGTTGATCGTGCGATCATGGCTCCTTTTTTGTAGCTGTTGACCAGTTTAGACAGAGTTATTTTTCCTGATCCAATTGCTGTAATCGTTTGGTTCTCAAAAGATGTATCGTCACAGATTGTAACTTCTTGGCCAACCACGAAACCTGTTGTGGAAGCAACAGAAATAGCCACAGCAATTGTACTAGGGGATAGTGCCGCTGTGGCATAGGTTTTTGTCTCATCCAATTGTAAAACAGGGTCTATCTGTCCATCATACGTATCTGCAAATCTCGCTTGTGCTCCTGAGACACCGCGGCTATCAATGTCCAAATGTGCTTCAATTCGAGAGATACGACGACTCGCTTTTTCAATTAAAATGTGAGCGCGATAAATCCCATCTTCCATGTAATTTAACCGAATTTCATCTACAGGAGTACCTGCAATCTGTTCCCACGCAGGAACAATGGAAACTGTACCATCTGTATTTTGTTGCAAGATATACGTGTTTGGTCGATCGACTAAACGGTTAACGTGCAGTTGTTTTTCATACGCCATTTATCATTCACCTGCCTTCCATTGCAGTTCAATCGGTATGCTTAGAGCGATTTCTCTCGGAGGCTTCACGATATTGATTTCGTCCTGCCAAACGATCACTCCATTTGAATCTTTAATGACTCGTTTTGTTATCCTGCCTGTTCGCGAATCGGGCAGACGCAACAAAAACGTTACCTTTGTTGTCCCTTGATGAGTCACGAGAATGGGAACTGCCATAAGTTCCCCATCTAACTCTACCTCCGCGCTGTAGAACAAGGACTCTAGTGCGTTTTTTTGGCGCTCAAGATAATAGTTTGTTAGCATAAGCTGGTTTCACCTCCAGCGTAGAAGGAGCCACAGAATAAAGGGAAACTTTCGTACACTTGAGTTGTTCCAGACCAATACATAAGACTGCCCTTTTGCTGAATCGTTATTCTTTCTCGGTTTACATGAACTGGTCTCATTTTCTCAAACACTGTATGCAACGTCAGAAGGTCTACAGGTTGATCCTGTTCAAAAGAGAAAACAATCTCCTTTGCCTTAAAATCTTCTGTTACTGAAAGCAAGCCCCCTGTAGCATTGCCTAGCGATTGTAAGACAGACATAGTAAAAGGTAGTCTAGCCCAATGTTGAGCACGAATTTTATTTCGGCGCTCTTCTATGGAAAGAGATTGTTTTTTACCGAAGTAAATCCAATCCCATATGTCCAATCCCCACGTTGCAGTCATAGGATTGAATTGTTTCATAAGATCCATTCTTTGGGCATCCAGACTTTTAATTGCTTCCATACTTCCTTCGAAATGATACTCAGCCACCTCATTTTCGTACCAATACGGAGGTAATTTTTTTCTGAATTTCTCCAAAATCATACGGTTACCTCCAGTTGTACTGAGGCAACAGATGAGACAGGGATTTGCAAGTTATCTGTGCCCCCATTAAGCGTAAAGTGAGTAAAGTCTTCCACTCCATCAACGAAAAAAAGAGCACCTATCTGCTGATACATAATTTTAGATCGCCCTTTTATATACGTTCTTATTTGCTTGTCAATCTCGCCACGCACATCTTTAATGTCAGTACCAGAACGGAGAAACAGAGTAACAGAAATTTCCACTTCATAGATTGTTGCAGATAAAACCTGTAAATCATGTAAACCAATTCGCTTATCTTCCATTTTATTTCGTACCTGCTGCGCAAATTCTTCTGTGACGGGTTGTCCATTTATATCTGTAATGTAGACATCCATAGATAAATCATGGCGGGCTTTCTCTACTCCCATTACCCCTCCTACCCCATCTATATTTCTTGCCCAACGAACATAATCAGAGGCTCTGCCAGTACCCTCTTCTGTTCTCGTACGATCAAGTATACGTTCTCGAAAAGGTTCGTCGCTCTCTCCGGTTCCTCTATTCAGTCCAAAGAATATTCCAATCCCTTCCAAAAACTCCCCGTCTGCCCAAGGTAGAAAAGCTTGTAGAAATGCGTATTCTAATAAGCGCTGTTGATCGCTTATTTCTTCAGCTAATGGATACTCAAGATCGTAAAAAATTTCTCCTTCCTCAACAGCAGGGGGCTGTCCCCCTTGTTCTATTGCGTAGGCTGTCATTCGGTTAGCAATTCTTTGATAGATTTCATCTGGCGTTTCTCGGAGTATAGGCATTTCTGGTTTTTCTAGCGCTTCCATATATCTACCACCGCCTTTGTTTTTCCTCTTACTCCTTCGATCTGGACCGTAAAAGCAACCCTATTTTCTTTTTGGCTGATATCCGTAACTTCTGCACCTTCAATTTCTGAGTGGGCTTCTAATGCGTCCTCTACCTCTCGCCTGATAATAGCTAACGGCACATTTTTTGGCAGCTCCCCGATATGCTCAAAAAAGTCTACTCCCACTCGGTCCGTGTAAATCTTGTATTGAAAGCGCTTTGTATGCAGGATTTTTTTTGCAATCTCTTCTAGATACTCCGCATAATTACTAGTTTTTACATATCGCCCATCAGTTCCTTTAACAAGCTGTTTGGTAGACCAATCCATTTTATACGTCCATGGAGTCGTCTCTTTTTCCTCTTTCACTTCCCTGTCTTCTTCAAATACTGGAAACATTACCGCACCTCCCCTAGCACCAAATATTGACCATTGGTGCATCGCATTAAAGCGTACTTTGCTCCCAATTGAAGTTCTGTGAATAGCTCATCCTTAAAAAATACTAGATCATCCTCCACCTCTTTTAGAGGCGCAGGGTCCTCATCCAATTTAATGACCACAGGAGCATAGCTTTGTAGAACACCAAATTCAATCTTGGTATCACTTATGCCACTTCTCGCTTGGATAATTAATCGATTAATCGCTTGTTGCATAGGCTTTACCTACTTTCCAAGGAAAGGTCCATCATGTATTCCATTCCTTTGCTTTGAGCACTACTAGACGTTACAATCCACTGTGTTTGTTTCCCATTCCGCTCCAAGATATCCACACGCCAGCCAGCTCGTAGTTTAGCAATTGCCGGATCGGTAAAACGAACGGTTATTTCACGGGTACGTGATACCTCTGATAATTTTTTTAGTTGATTGGTAGCTATTGCAGCTAGGTTATCGTCTTTGCCAGCTTCAATAATCTTTTGCATGCGACCATAATTTTTGACAGCTCCACTGTTTTCTTTAGTGACACTGCTCGCCAACTTATCATCCTTGTAGCGTTGTACCGTAACAACTGTATAAAGTTCTTCCATACTTTCGCCTATGCTACTAGCCTCTAGCATTGCTGCTTTAAATACAGGGACATAAGGATTATTTCCCTCAGCTAGAACCTTTAATTTATCCCGCTCGTGCTGAACAAAATATCGTATTCCCGTTTTGTCGTAGGCTTCTTCCGTAAGCTGTGTATACAAAGAGGTATAAGATTGCGTACTCATACGCTCCTTTAGCCTGCAACCAAAAGACGGGCACTCAAAAGAGATACCCGCCGATTTGATGATTCTTCCTAGTTCTTTACCTACATCTCCATTAATGTATGGTCTTTGTACGTCATTCTTCTGCAAATACCATGAAAGCTCATAAGCTGTAACGCTTACCTCCCCCGTCTTTTCATCTCGATTCCACTCTACAACGGGTCCATGAAAAAATTGGTCTCTGAGCTTCTGTTCTTTGCTAAACAGCATTAAATACCCAGCGACTCCAAGAGGTGGAGCGTTACGTATTTTTGCTTGGCATACCTGAGCGATTTGACCTCTTGATGAGGACCATGTCATCTCTGTTACCGCAGGGGTAAGGTCAATCCGATCAGACCCACGACCATAGATTATTTTCATGTTCTTTCACAACCTTATTTCGGTATATTTTTGTTTCGTATACGATCACGTTTAATCTGTTGAATGGCAGAACTCATGAAAGATAAACTCTTCTTTCCTTTTTTTCCGCTAGTATTCGCTCGCGCTTTTTGCTGTTTAGCAAATACCTTTGGTGGCGATAGTAAATCCTTGTTGTTAGACCACTGCAAAAACTCATCCTTAATAAAAATAGGGAATTCAACAGAGCCGTAAAAGTCTCCGTTCATTCCCTTAAATGTCCCGTCAATCGGGCCAATATAAACGTTCCAAGCTAAATTTAATTCTTCGATTGTGAGAAGAACTTCCTTCCCGTAAATCCGATCTATGCCCGCCAACCATTCTCGTGGGCCTGGATAGCCTTCCACTTCGATGAAGGGAGATTCTATATCTCCTGGTAGCCAAAAATCAAAGGAGATAGATTTGGCACGATAGGCAGCTAGTCTATTTTTTGAGACAAGCGAAATACTCGTCGTGGTTTCTGTATCATTTCCATATCCGTTCATTTGCACTTCGGCTGGTGTTACCGGAAACGTTAGCCGATACTTTCCTTGCATACGAATCATGCTTTTCCTCCTCCGGTCTCTATGGCATTGATGAAAGCAGTCTCAATAATTCGTTTGATTTCATTCGTAACAGAAGGGTCTTTTAATAATCGAAGCATGCCTGCCACATCCTGAAGTACACCGTCTGCATGTAACGTAATAGGCAAACTAGGTACGGTTAATGTTGCTAGTTTAGGTTTTTCTTCTTTCTTAGAAGCAGGCGATTGGGTCGGAACGGATAACTTTTGTGCATAATCTTTAACCTGACCATCCCACCATTTTTTAATGTCTGGCGAATACTTATCAAATAATTGGGAGCCAACTTGTCCTATTCCGGTATTCATAACCATCTTTTTTACAGAGGTTTCTAAAGGTTTGATAACGTCGCTAAATGACTTATCTTCAGGAACAGGCATCCCGTTTTTGATAGCATAATCTTTGACTTGCCCCTTCCACCATGTCTTGATACCAGGAGAGAATTTGTCCGCTAATTGGGAAACAGTTTGACCCATGGCTGTCTTCATAGCCATTCCCTTTAAAGGTTCAACGATTGAACCTATCATTTCCTCTTTCGTTCTACTTGGTCCTGTATCGGGTGTCTCCTCCTTCCCGAACCACCATTCTTTAGCTTTATCAATAATTCGCCACCACCCCATAAACCGATAGCAGAGCCAATTAAAGCCCCAGCTCCACCAATGGCTGCACCTACAGTAGTACCGATACCTGGGACAACTGACCCTACAATGGCACCTGTTACAGCACCACCTACCGCCCCTCCAAGTGCTCCACCTCCTATTTCGGCACCCATTCTGGCTAACGATGTGACCTTATCCTGATCACTATCATCTGAAGCTAGAATCAAGCCCACACCAGCAGCAGTGCCAATGTACGGCAATTTTTTAGCGATAGAACCACCAACACTTTTGATACCGCCCACAGCTTTCCCGCCGAAATTCTTTGCCTTATCCCATATTCCTTGTTTGGCAGGTTCAGAACCGTAAAACGCCAACTTTTTTGCATCTTCGGGTGATAGTCCCCTCGGCACAGACTTATCTCGTTTAAAGGGATTCCAGCGTCTTTTCTTTCCTTTCCCCTTTTCTTTCTTGTCTTTCCGTCCGTCCGAATCAAAATCGAAATCTCCACTACCACCAGCAGCCCTTTTTAAAGCCTGTGCCGCCATCATTTGCATCTTAGCCGATCGTATCAACATGTAGCCGCTACCTAATAAAACGCCACCTGCACCTGCTAATTCTAAACCGATACGTGTGGTATCGCTTAATCCATTAAACTTTTCAGCAACCCATCCTGCTGCTTTACTTAAACTAGTCAAAGCCGGCGTGGCATCTTTAGCTAATTTTGCTCCAAAGTCCATAACTGCTTGTTTTGCGTTATTTTGAGCCTGCTGGTATTCAAATAAGGGGTTGCTATCAACAGCTAGCTTGTAAGCTTTTTCAGCTTCATTGCTGGCTACCTTAGATTTTAGTTCCCCTGTAGAAATTTTACCTGCGACCTGTAAAAGTGGAGCAAAGTGTTTCGCTAAGTCCTCACCTGGTCCAGCGCCCAACTCATTTAATACTTGTTGACGCATATTTTTATCTTCAATCGTTGCTACGGCCATCATCAAACGTCCCATGGCAGACTTGTTATCTGCCTCGTTGTCTGAATGGAGTAGCTCGTTGACAATCTCTGCTTCCGATTCTGCTTTTTTCTGTGCGTCTTCGGACTTCATTCCTCCGGTTTCAAATCCGGTTTTCAATACGTTGGTTAAATCACCTTGGTTCGTAAACTTTAGCGAAGCTTCTTTTAAAGAATCCAGTGCCTTATCGTCCGACCATACCCCTAGCTTGCCTATTTCGCCTACTAACGTAGCTAGCTTTTCAGGTGTATCTAAAAATTTACTGGTTTGAACCGTGTATTCAACAACTGAATCGACAAACTCATCTTTAAAATCCACTAAATTATTGGACATATATTGAATAGCATTTGCCAGTCTTTTTGGATCATCAACTTCCATACTTTTAGACATTACACTTAGCATTTTCAAGTGTTCATCAGATGTATACTTAGTCGTAACACCTAATTTAGCCGCTTCCTCGGCATAGGCTCCGCCTTTTTTCCCGTTTAACTGCTCACTTCTTGATTGAATCGCCATTGATTCTTGGAGATTCAGATTAGGATTTATATTTATTAGTTCCCTTGATCGTTTATCAAAAGCTTTTATCTCTTCTTGGTTTTTCCCTTTGGCGGCGTAAAGCGCCCTTTCTCTAAACGCTGCTTGCAAATCGGTCATAATTCCACCAGCGCCTGCCCCAATTGTGATACCCGCTGCCAAACCACCCAGACCTATTAATTGTTGTTTTAAATGAGAAATACCTTGGGATGCTTTATCATCCAGTTCTACCTTCGGCTTTACTTTTACACTTTCTAATCGTTTTATTTCAGATCGTAAAGAGTGCACCTGTCTTTCCATTCGTTGTGTTTCGTGTTGAAATTTCTGACTCATTCCACCAAATGAACGATTAGTTCTATCCGTTTCACGACGCATTCGAACTAATTCGGGGCTAATCTTATCCTTGCTCTCAAATAAAGCTACTACCTTAGCCAACTTACTCACCCCTTTCGGTTAAAATAGCACCCATTATAAAGTGCTTACTCAATCCATGTTATATCGTGGAATGCGCTATTTAAAAAAAGAGAAGAAGGAGAGCTACCTACTTGTCTCCCTCTTCTTGTCTTAGCTCTATCATTTGACAAGCAATGATAAAAAGCTTTTGTTTATAACGATCTACTTCATACTCAACTATTTCCGATGGGAGTCCTCTACCATTTAAAAAAGCCTTGGCAACATGCCAAGCCTCCGCATCGGATTCAATTAGTTTTTTGCTTCTTCTACTGCATCTGATTCAGTATTGCCACTGTTTATATTTCGTACAGCCTCTAGGAGAGTAGCGTATCCATTTGGATTGTGGTCAAATAGTTTAGCAGGCAACTCAAATTTATCACCAGCTTTATATGCTTTCTTTAGCTCTGGATCATTCCAGTTAAAATCATACTCAGTCGCCTTCACAATGCGAGCGTCATTATACCGATACCAGTCGAATTTATCTCCTTTGTCTGCCTCACGTTCACAAATTCGACTTTCACTCAACGTCATCTGTCTTACTTTCCATACATCACCATCAATCGTAACCTCTATTTCTTTGCGTGACTCAAGCTCAGATGCTTTGGATAAAAATTTCTCTAATTTTGACATGTTCATGTCCCCCTAGTCTTCAATATATTCCGGTAATTTATCGAGAAAATCAGGCTTCTTGTTGCTACGCCCCTTTATTTCATAGGTCGCATTATCGTTGCCGTCTGCCTTCGCTTCCCACAATGTTATTTCTTCAGGATTTAAGTAAATATCACTGATACGGACACGTTCAATATTGTCATTCTCTTTGTCCACAGATTCCCCAATCAACTGTGGAATAATTGGTGTTTTTCCTTCCGTAATAAGGTCTGCACAAAAATACTTTAAAGCCGCATTAACCGACGAAACACGGAGAGTCACTTCAATGTGCCAAGAATCAATGGTCTGAACAGAACCTTTTTGCAGGCGCTTCACGTCTCCGTACTCCGTTTTCAAGGCGGCTTTGCCTTCTAACGCCCCGTAGATCGGATCGCCGTTTTCATCGTAAACTTGGCAATTCTTTAATTTAATATCGCTCTGGCGCACCCTATAGCACCTCCCACTCTACGTCGAAAATTTCAATGGCGTCTAACGGTTTGGCAGCTAAAAGGAATCCGCGCTTATCCCCTACGCCATTCTTTTTATCTTCGAATATCCACCCTGTGTCAATCGCTCCTTGTGACTCACGAGCTTCGAGGTAGGTCTTTACTGCCCCTACGAAAGTGGCGCCACCAATATCGTTATTATTCAATTTACCTTTATACTTTTTGCCTACAGAGGTAATGTCATTAACAATCTGGTCAATCGTCATCGAGACGCGAATTTTACCAAAATCCTCACGCTCATTTTCTTTCAATGTCGTTAAGGTATTGACCGCACTTTCAATCAAGTAAACGTCACCATCTCGAACGGCAATCAATGTACCAGAATTAAGTGCGTTTTGAATTTCAGTGTGTCCCCAATCCTTGGAAGCTCTCTTCATAGGTACGAGCTGAGCCGTTAACGAAATATGAGCTGGAGTAGCTGCAATCATACCAGCTAGCCATGCGGCCCATTCTAGGCTTCCATAGGTCTTCCCGTTATTATGTGTACCAGCAATTGCGCAATTGACGATTCGACGTGAGTTACTAGCAATAGAACGTTCTATATGAGCGTCCATTCGCGTGTCTTGATCTGCTTTTCCACCAATAACAAGTGTACTGCGTTTTCGCGTGAACTTTTCTCTATCCAAAATGTACTGCTTGGCGACTGCCTGTATAGCAGGATCATCAGACGGTAGATAAAGGACATCAAAATTAGCACCGTCAATGGCAAGGAACAGAGAAGTAAAGTCTTTAGGCTGTAAATTCCCCGTACCAGACGTGCCACCTGTTAATGCTGTCAGAGCAACGTCTTCTACAGGTTGATCTCCTATCTTTTTCACGCGAATGTAAATAGATTGATCTGTTTTCTTTAGTAGCTCTTCCACGGTAGCAAAGGAATATTTTTCAGTCGTAATGATCCCCTTCACTTCCAGCTCTTTTTTACCAGGTTCAGCAGATGATGGACTGATCGAAATAGCAATTCTGTTCCCTGTTAAACCTGGATAGCGTGATTCGATGGTAAGGGAATCAGCTTGGGTGTATGTAGCGACTTTTTCAGTCCCATTCGTGATTCGATAGGAAATGATCGTTGCCCCACCTTCTGCCGCTAATTCAACTGTATCGACAAAACCAAATAATTCGGAAGTCCGCTCCTCATACCCTTTGGTAGTCACTGATTGATTTGGCGCCCCCCATTCTCCTTGATAGGGGACAAAAACCACGCCACTTTTTGGTGAGATACGCTCTTTCGCTTTCGCTTTCAGCTCTATAACGACTCCTGGACGCTCACGTTCAATGGCCATCTATTTTTCACCTCGATATCTCGCAAGTTTTTCTTTTACCTGATCTTCTGTCAAAGCTTCTGCGTCAGGGACATAAAAAAGAGCACCGACTAGTTCAAAGCGTTCTGCTTTTACCTGTCCAGCTCTCTCAATCCAATCCTGTTTTAATCGTCGGATAGCTGTATCTTGTTGTTGTTCCTTTGCTTTAGCCATAGTATCCCTCCATCTCGAAAGTATTTATCTTTTCAACTTTTTCTCTAGGTACATTCAACAAATATTCGAAACGAAAGGTAATCTCCGTTCGATCTTTCTTATCTGTTCTTACTTTGAAAGAGGTACTATCAACATTTATGAGTAGTCCGCTTTTCTTTCCCCTATAGCTATATTTTTCGCGTCGTAATACATTGCGTAAGGGTTCAGACGAAATCCTCTCATACATTTCTATCCCGCCATCCCTTACCTTACGATGGTGAAGAACAATTCCGGCATCCGAAATAACTTTATATGATGTTAAAGTATTCCCCTTTTCTGTGACCCCTGCGGTTTGAATGAAGGCAATAGGTGGCTTAAACTTTCCAGAAAGCCATACATCGTAATTATCTAAAATTCCTATCTGTGGATATGATTCATAAACCAGATCAATTAGGGTAGACAATTCCTTATCTATTACAGCCCCCTCCTTTTTACCTCTTCATCAAGCAATGTAGACAGCAACGCCTGCATCCCGCCCTTGAAGTCTTTTAATGCAATATCAAAATACTTTCTGCCTATAAAAGAACGTGGACGCGCCCAAAATCCAGACTTGGCCTCCGGATCATAAACAAATCCCCCATTGGATTTAAAATAACCGGGAACAAAGTGCCCTTTTTCAATGGTATATCCGTCGTTTACAAACTCAGGATACCCTCGTTTTCCTTCCTCTGCTCCTAAATTCGAACCTACTTCTAATGTGAGAGTATCTCTATCACTATCAAACTCCCATACGTTGCCTTCTCCGCCTTGGGTAAATGACTGCCACATTCCCCCATTATCAATTAAGTCTTGTCTGTTGATTTCTTCAACAATTTGATTTAAGAATTCCTCACCTAATTGATACATGATTCGTTTTAAAAATTGCGGGGTGTCATGATGGAGCCGTTTCATCCGTTGTTCAAATTGTTTGAAGTCCAGCTATTCAGCACCCCGTTTCTCTTTTATTCCTATTACGGATAAAAATCTTTTCCCTGAGGTCACATCAACAACGATAAATTCCCCATACATTGGAATTTCTAGCGTGTCATTCATTTGTATATCTTCATCCAAACGAAATGCCAACGTTGCTTTATACTCCCATTCCACAGGATCAGTTTCCTTTTGATGCCAAGAACTCACCACGCCTCGTATACAAGCTTTTAAAGTCCGAGATTTATTGTTTGTCGCCTTGATTATATTTCGCTCACCTAGCGTCGTTCCTGTCCTTCTGAGCACTACAGGATCGTTCATACGATGAATCATAGAATCAAAACCTTTATATTCCCTTTATTACCCTGTACAGAAACTAAGGTCATCCACTGACGGAGCATGGAATCTACTAAACTACTTCCTGTAGTGACATTTGCTCTTTCGATCGACCAAGAATAGCCTTGATCACTTTCGGATGTAATTCCACGGGCTTCTGCTCCCAAAACTTCCTCATTATCTGTAAGAGCCATAGCCTCAACCAAACGAAAGTGAGCTACTTCTAACCGGTTATCGTCGCTTACAAAAGGTCTCGCGGTAAATAATTCGATTCTCACCTTAGCCTCATCAATGAGATAGGAAAGCCGATCAGGTTTCATATCCTGAACGGCCCTTGTATTACTCTGCTCTTTTACTTTCTTTGGTGTCAGCATCAGTTACACCCTCTGATTTTCGGCGTGTCGTTGTTTTTTCTTTTTTTGGCTCCACAAGCTCAAAATCGTCACGTTCTTTCAGCTTTTCTAACACTTCACTATCCTCGACGTTTACCAGCTTATCCTTTTCGAAACGGTATCCATAAGCCTGTAGGGAGTTATTTGTTCCTTTAAATCTAACAAACACTAGAAGGTCACTCCCTTAACATAGGCAACTGCAGCAGGTTCCTCAAAGATTGGATCAAAGTCCGAATGAATGGCATAGAAGCGTTTGTCAGCATAAATAGCTTCTTTCCCCTCCGTAGTCTTTCGAATTTTCATGTCATAGGTATGGACCATAACAAAGTTCCGGTTATAAGTGAATAAAATATCCCCTTCAGGCATGTGTGCTACTGGAATGACATCATATGAATTAATCTTTTGTACCCCGCCCATAATTTGTAACTGAACAGAAGCACTGGTATCTTTTTCAGCCAAAGCTTGCAGGCGTTTAGAAAAGGTGTTTGGGTGCATAAAGTATTTGAATACGCCACCTGTACGTAGTCTTGTTGGGATAGCCCGTTCCAGTTCAAAAAGAATGCCTGTCTTTTCTTTCGCTGAGATTGTTGCCCAGTCAATGTAATTCCCTGTTGATTTAGCAAGTTTTAGCCAGCCATCGTTGATCTTTAAAAAATCATAATCTGGATCAGTATCTGGAGTCTTCGTGTCACCATTAAAGCCTAAATCCTGCATATTATCGGCGTAGTTTTGTGTCATGTGCCATAAAATAACCTGTTCCGCATCCTGATTACGTACCCGTTGTGTTTGACGAATTGTCTCTTCTGTAATTTCAAAAGGGAGTACGACAGGTTCAACTGAGTATGGAACCTGTGGATAGCTTGGTTTCGTCAAGTTTGATGCCAGAACGTTTTCTTTTTTAGAACGTAGGTTACGACCAGTTACTCCAAGTTTATCAATGGTCCCAGATGTGGCAGTACGGGTCTCATGTCTAATCCCCTTCATAAATTCAGTGGAGTCATACGTCATATCCATGAATTTGTTCACCTCTGCATAATTGAGAGAAGGGGTATCCATTGTGGTAATGATGGTGTTTTTAGCAATTAATTCATTGTTTGTAGGCATGAAGCTTCCTCCTTATAACTTACCTGCGAACAGGCCGTTGTTTTGGCTTTTTTGAATATGTGTAGGGTCTTCTTGTCCTTGCTGACTTGCACCACGGCTGTTTTTTACAATTTGAACATCCGCGCTCAAAGCTTCTACTTGCTTGGAAATTGGTTCTAGTGCCTTTTGTATGGCTTGTGTGAACGTATCTTCCACCTTTTGCCCGGCTTGTGTGAGTGTATCTTCCTGTGATCTATCTTCTTCACTGCCGCTAGCCTCTTTTTTCAATTCTGTTACTTCTGTTTGCAGTGTTTCTAGTTGCTTGGTGATAGGGGATAATGCTGCTGACACTGCCTTTTCAATATCTTCTGCTTTCACGTCTTCTTCCTCCTTATGGTCCACCTCTGCTAGAATGTCAGTCAAAGTATTATTGACCTGCTTTAATTTATCTACACGAGCCGTGGACATCTTACGACCTGCTTTAATAATCTGCTCAGGCGGCTTGCCAATCGCTTTTACTATGTCATTGCTTCCCAATACTTCTTCCAGTATTTCTACAAACTCTTGTATAGCTTCTCTTGCAATCTCAGGATTACTTTCAAATTCATACGTGTCTGTTCGCCAGTTATAGCGCCTAATTGTTGTTTCAAAAGCACTCCACGCATTCCAAAAATCATTGTGTTTCTTATTGCGTTCAAACTTTTCTTTAACATCACCTTTAATAATTCGATGCAGTGATTTGGCGAGAGAATGCAAAAGCCCCTTCTTAACCGTTTCATTTTCGGTACTAGAAGGAGCTTCCTCTATTTTTTCTCTCTTACCTATTCCCCACATGGAGAAGCCAGTAATCTCGGACTTTTCAATTTGATCCCACGTATCTGTATCAATCACCTTAACCCCTGCAATCCAGGAGCCTTTCTTGATTTCCTGATCGCCCAGTTTCATATCAACAGGGGCGATATAAGACTCAACAACATAGCCTTTATCGCTATCTAAATCATGCTGTTTGTCAATGTTATAGGTATTCTGACGTTCCATAAAGCCGTGAGCTGCCTTTTCGATCTCTCCGATAGTCATTTGATCGCCGTGAGCATCTTTCACATCAGGTTCATAGACCACACCGTATACAATCTGTTTTGCCTTATCTGCTTTGGCAATGGGAATCGTTTTCTCTAAAGGAGACTTTCCTTCTTCTTTTATAATGGCAAATGGCCTACCATTAGCCCCCTTGTCCACTAACGAAATATGCGTTATTTTTGCATCTTTTAACTGGTATGACATCAATCCTCACCCCCTTTCTAAAGCACTGATTGCATGGTACAACGACAATGTATAATCTGTTTAGCACTTCCGCTTGGATCACCAGGATACATAAGCTTTTCACCGCCTACCCTAAATGGTTTATCAATATCGACCATTTGCCCATTAGCCTCTCTATGATCTTTTCTCGTTCGTTTATTGTTTGCTGAACGCCACCTTTTCTTTTTTATTACGCCTGACTGTTTCCATCCTTCTAACTTTCCGCCATTGGCTGCGGCTGTAGACAACGTTCTGGTAATTCGTACAGCTCTCTCCATACTAAAGGGGCCTTCTTCACCATTAGCCGCTTGCTTACTGATTTCCTTGACCAGCTTAGCTCTTTCCTGTAGTGTCTTTCCCTGTTTAATTGCATCCTGAAAAGCATGAATCATCTGGTCACTAGACGTATCATTCATGGCTGGAACCAGCTTTTTTAGCTTTTTAGTAAATTGAGAAGCCGCTTTATTTTTCACTTCCCACTTTGCTTGCTCGTTAAGATTAATAGCCTCTGACTCTCCCGCTACATGGAAGAGTGGTAGAAATGCATCATAGACGGCTTGTTCAAACTTTGTTTGAAAATAATCACCAGATCGGATATCTAGTAGAACCTTCCACAGTTCCTTTTCATCTACTAGCAATTCGTCACTTAATTCTTGAATTGCTTCATGGAGCGCCATTCCTTGTTTTTCTAAAATATCCGCGATACAATCCTCGCCATCCCTATATAGTTTTTCTAACAAACTACGCTCCACAAAGGACAGATCAAGGGAATCGAGAAACTGGTCATCATCTGCTTTCGCAATGAGATAAATACATTGATCACACATGACTTTTCTCCTGTGTATGGCGAAGCATACGCTTTGCAATAACAGCTAGCTTTTCTTCCGGATTTGTATGTTGCATTCGTTCATCATACGAATTGGTAGAGGAAACTAACTTAACGATCGGTGTATCTAAATAGCCAGCCTCAAAACGATTCTCGTCTATGATTGTTCCAAGCACTTCCTCAGCAATCGGTATTAAGTCACGAACAATTAAAATACCTCTATCCGCGAGATAATCTAGTAATTGTCTTCTTTCCTCCGGATCAGCGATTTTGGGACCACGTAGCACAGCTTTTACTCTGTGGACTCCGATAATGGGAAATAAACGTTTATTGAAAATTTCGTCCATCAGCCAGTCTCTATAAGGCTTGAATACTTGCTCTTCAGCAATCCGCCGGGCATTATCACTTGTTGCACGATTGTAGTCGTCCGATTCCCCCGTCAAAATAGGCGGTAGTCGAAAGGATGATCGTTTGTCTTTCGCGTAATCGGTGAATAGTGCATCAGTCTGGAGCAAGTCATTTAACTTATCTAACTTAATTTGTACCTTCTCTTTTTCATCACCAGTTAAGCCCTTTTCGAATCCCTCAGCCTCCAGATATAGGATTCCACCTTGTGATTTTGCTCCTCTTGCTTGGGATAGGGCTTTTATAGACCCTTCTGTTAATTGACCATTTACTACGGAAAGAACCAAAGACAGCATACGACCGTTCTCGAAATATCCAAGATTCAATTCTTCTGCCTTTCTGCTTCCAAGTATTCCAGGAGTATTACCTGACCAACGCGGATGACCATACTCCTCATTTCCAAGCTTTAAATGAATCACTTCATTTTCATTATTCGTCTCTGGAGAGCCAAACTCTCGAAACCAAACAATTTTCGCTGCACGTTTTTGTGCATAACGACGAACCCATTTCTCTTGTGTAAAATCCTCTACCTTTCCATGAACCAGCCGAGTATATGTCATGCTCACTTTCTCCAATTCTGCTGTACAACGCATATCTTTGGGAGGAATTCGATATAAAGCTGGTAATCCTCCACCCCTCGATACCTCCAAATAGGCATTCCCACAGCTCTCTAAATCCTCAACCAGTTCACTAAGTAACTGCTCGATTGATTTCTCTAAATTGGCGGTTAGTAGGAGTCGATCTGCAACATCCCACTCACTTTTTGCAGTCTCATCACTTTCTCCTGGCATATATTCTAAATAGCAGCCGTAGCCAGTGATGCTCGTTTTATATGCTTCGATACACTGCGGAATAATACTACTTTGCTTTACAATCTCCTTATAAGCCTCGGGGGTAACCAATGGGGCAATTAACTCATATTGCTCATAGAACCCATTGAATTTGTCATCTGGTAACTGCTGACTTGAAGGTGTTTCTTCTGCTTTACTAACCGGTATCCATTGTGCTCGCACAGTGCTGTCATTACTCAATCTATCCACCCTCCTTTCCCTTTCCGTTGTCTATTTTTCTGAATAGATACCTTACGAAGCAGAAGCCACATCGTATACAAGGCGTATCGTAACGCATCAAGGGCATGGTCATTCTCTTTCGTTACCACGTCTTCTCCTCTTTCCTGAGCTTTAACGTCCCAAGAATAAGAAGAAAACTCTCGAATCAGATTCGCACAAGATTCATGAACAAAAAGACGGCCTCCATTGTTAGAGAGCAAGTTGCTCACTAGCTGAATGCCGTCTATTACCGTGTTATCTGCACCTCTTACATATTTGATTCCCTTTTCTTTCAGCTCTAAAATGAGAGCAGCTGCAGAAGGATCTAGAAATAAAATTTCTGGTTGGTCATTATCTATAAAGCTTTAGAAGTCTTCTACATATTTAGAAACTGTATTCTGCTTTCCACGTTTACGAGAATCGTAATAATACTCACGAATCACATAAAAATCGTTAGCTTTCTGACCAATTAATAAAAAAGCCGTTGGGTTATTGATACCATAGTCCCCACCAGCAAAAATACGATCAAATGTATCAGGAAGTGTTTTTATGACATGGAGCTTTTCGTCAAACATGTCATAAACAAGTCCTTCTGCCATCACCCATAGTCCTAAGATATATCGTTTAAAGAAGACGCCACTAAACATGCGCCGAAATCTTTCTTTTACTTTTTCAGACAAACTCATGTTGTCATCTATCGTGAAATGTAGGACCAGGATTCTTTTTTCTTTTGCTTTATCAATGAAATCAGTTTTAAACCAATGGTACGGTCCAGCAGGGTTACAGTTAAAGAAAACTTTTGCACTATTCCCATTGGTTTCAGCAGAACAACGGCCTATAGCTTGATCCACAAATGATCGGGGAAATAACGCTACTTCATCTAAGTAAGCACCGGCGGCAGTAAGACCTTGTAAAGTATCCTGACTCGCTTCGTTATTTGCACCAAATAGATAATAAGTATTGGTTCCAATTACAACATGTGGATTCTCTGAACGGTGGTAATGATAGTCGATTCCTTTCGCCGTCAAAATCTGAAACATTGGCTCTAACACGTTTCTCTTGAGGGCACCCATAGATTTACCAGCTACGATAAAGTTCTGGTGCCTATGCTTCGCTAATGACCATGTAATGAAGGAATCAATCATGGATATGGTCTTACCTGAGCGAATAGCCCCTTCTGCTATGACCATATCGGAATCTTTGTAAGGACTTCCATCTGTCCACCAAGCTAGTAGTTTCTTTTGCTTTAAACTGAACGGTTGGAACTTAAATGACGTTGTACGCTTACGCTTCTTCATCAGCTTCTACCTCATCAGCAAAAATCTCCGATACTTGAGCATTTAGAGCTGATTCGTATCCACTATTCTGTGTATGTGCATCTGTATCGTTTTCACCATTTAGTTCTTTAACCTCTACTTTTAGCTTCTCTATACGTAAACGTTGTTCCTCAGTACCTAGATGACTATTGAGCATATCCTCATAGCGTTTGATTAAGCTTTGGAGAGTTGCCATAGCCCGTGATTGGGCATTTAGAAATGTAGCATGACGATCCCAAGAAAATTGAAATTCATACTCTTCCTCTGTAACGACCTGCTCGAAGGATGCTTTTTCCTTCGTACTGGTGTCTACAATTTCATACTTCCTTTTCTTGATTTCCTTAATCATTTCTTCTTTGTCCTCTACGAACATTATCCTTTGCGCTCGTATGATAGTTGTGTACTGAATCATGATGTTTTCCCACAGCATATCAAGAGGAGACTTAGTTTCAATCTCTTCTATAATCTCGGCTACATCATCAGGGAAGTATTTACGAAAAAAGCCGTGGCTTACCGCGTTGCTGTTCCTCTTGGGTGCAGCTCCTCCGCGATTGCCTACGGCGTTTTTATTCCCCTCTGGTGCACCTACTCGTTTGGTAACGTTACTATTCTCATTGGTAACGTTACTATTGAGCTTTGATTCCCATTGGTCTTGGTTCTTCCATTTACGTATTTGTGAATCACTTACTCCAAGTTGCTCGGCAATGTGTTTCAAAAGCATGTTACCGCCACTTTCGAGATACATTGTTTCAGCTTTTTCTCTATTTGGACTTCTTGCTCTAGCCATTTACATGATCACCACCACCTATTGAGTTTGTTTTGCAAAAGAAAAAGCACCACTTGGGTGCTTATGTGCCTAATTAGATTCTTAATACAATACTTCCAATTCAAACTCATTTAAATTAAAAATTTCTTCAAAAGATTTCCCATCAATTCTAACTTTATCAATAAGTTCTTGAGGGGTGGTAAAACACACACTGTCCTCGTAAAATTTGCAAAAACAAAAACCGTTTTTTGTATTCGTAATTGAATAATCGTCTCCCTTATATTTAAACTCCACTTCTCTCCCGTCTAGTAAATCCGATTTAAATTGCTTGTATGTATAGTCCATTACATATCTCCTCACAAAATAGGGATATAAATCAATCTAAAATCAACTCAATAAAGTGAATGCCTATTACCCTTTATACACTAAATTAAAGAAAAGAACTACCATTTAGTGGTTCTGGTACTTCTAGTACCCATCTCCTCTTGGAGGAGTATTCTTCCAATTCCAATCATGTCTATGAGGTACTTTTGGATGCTCTTTTGGGTTTCCATGATTAGTATAGTCAATATCCATATCGGCTTTACCAGTGTGATCATAGTATCTACGTTGCACTAACTCACCTTTTTTAACTAAATCTTTTGAAGAAAAACTATCTCCTTTAGTCGGCAAAACTCTTTTATCATCTACAACTTCATGATTGTCAGTTTCCTCGCCTTCTTCTTTTGCATCTTCATATCTTTCCAATAGATACATATAAAGAGTGAGACCAGTTGCTTGTGCCGTATTAGGCGTCAAAGTAGGTAAAACAGCACCAAACAACATTGCGACAGTAAAGAATAGTGCAAAAATCCTTTTCATAATTTTAACCTCAATTTATAAATTTTACCATGGTAATTATTGATTATAATGGTAAATAAAATTTAGTAAAGTTAAAAGAGTATAAATATAATTCAAAATATTAAATTTTTCCCGCGAATGAAACTCTGCTATTTCTTGCTTAAACTGTCGAGAGAGCTAGAAATAAGGGAATGCAATATTTTCAGCTAACACATTGCATATGCTTATTATTTGATACTCCCTACCCCTCGCTATATAAAAAAGCCACCCGATTTATCGAGTAGCCTTTTTGTTATTTATCAGTTTAACGGACAGTTGAAGATTTTCTGTATTTTTCATCTGGGTCAATTCCATCAATATAATCTTGAACAGTACATATCTTGTGCAAACGATTATCACTATCTGGTCTACCTGGCTTGATATTATGCTGTGGTATATTGGTTGTTGTTGAATAACCACACTGAGTTACCAAATAATTACCGACCATTTTTCTTATTGCTGATAACCCAAACTTTTTCCAGCCTACTATACTAACAAATGGTTCAGTATCATCATTTTTATAAGCAGAATAATTACCACTGTTGATGTCACCAACTATCCTTACTTTCTCCATAGCAACAACCCCTTTCGTACATATTATATCCTCTATTATACATGGGGTTTTGCCTTACTTTTTTAATGTTTCATATTTCCACAAAAAATATATTCTCTTTTAAAGCAACTTGTTTTCGCTCATATTTACCCTTCTATATATAGGTGGCTTTTGCATGACAAAAAAGCTACTCATCAAGAGTGACTTCTTTCTTATATGACATACTTAAAACAAACGTACAGACCGAGCAATATGCTCATTCTTATAGCGATCCTGCCAATGTTAGCAGGAAACCGTGAGGTTAGTATTGCTGCTATAAAACCTGGTATAGCCAAGCATAATATCACTTTAACAAGCATCCCGAACACAGGCCACATATTTACACTAAAATCCAAATCTTCCACAACCTTTCGTCCCAGTTAAAGTACAAAAGGCTAAAATATTTGTCAAGCATGAATAGAAATATCCACCCGATTTATAAGGTAGCCGTTTTACCCTTCTACTTATAGTGGGCTTTCGTATGACAAAAAAGAGCCTATCCGACAAGGAATAGGCTTGAAACTACACGATTTGCAATTTTATTTTGTGCGCGTGTTACAAGTGTTTGAACACTACTTCTCGAAATACACAAAAATCTAGCCGTTTCCTCAAATGAAAATCCTTCACCGTGAGTTAGGATATAGCACTCTTTTTCTCTTGGTGACAGGCAGCATAACGCATCCTCTAATTGTTCTTTTTCCCACTCTGTAAGATTACACGGGCTACCTGCCGTACCTCTATAAACAAACGCCTGCATTCTTAATGGATCCACTGGCTTTTCTCTTTCATAGGCTGCTCTTCTCTCGATCCCACGTTTACTTTCTGGTCTACGTCCCGTCTCCAGCCATTCAATTACATACTCTACATCGCTAATCATTTCAGAGAGATAGCGTCTTTCTGAATCATCAAAAACTGTCTCTGTTGCTCTTAGATCAGCGTATGCTTTTTTCAATTTCTTTCTTGTCTCTTTGTACTCTTTTAAAAGTTCTTGCATTGTGTTCATCTTCCATTCCCCCTCATCAGCGCTCATGGTATAATAGTTTTGCGAACGTATATTCCGTGGCTTCCGATGAGGGAGCTTTTTTGTTGCCATAGATTCCTAAATAATTACAAATATGATATATTATTGTCAGAACTTTCTATAATCTCTTGTGTTTGGAGGTGAGAATATGAAAAAGTTTCTAGCTATCGCCTTTACAGTCATGATGGTTATGGCTGTTTCGGGTGCGGTAAGTGCTGCTAGCAAAGATAAACCTTACTGCCCAAATCCAAAGTATCCAGATACTTGCATCCTTCCCTAATTAATAGAATTGCCTCCTAACGGGGGCTTTTCTTATGTCTTAGCATCAATCTCTCTGCTCATTGGCTTCCTCCTTTTCTAATCAATCCTTTGAAAAGTTAATGCTTCCCATCCAAGACCGTTTAGCGTTTTTGCCATTACGTTAACAGCCTTTGCGCGCTTATCTCCCTGACCACCACAAGTAGGTGTGATGAAGTAACCCTTCCCAATCCACTCTCTTTTCCCCAGGCAGTACAATCCTGCCCTTTCGATTGCGTCCAATACTGATACTTCACGGGCTCTTGGGATTATCAAAAATACAGAATCTAGGTTTGCACTACCTCCATCAGTGACTTGGGCAACAGTTTGGCAAGCGATTTCGTTCGCTTCTTTCAAATCTTTGAATAATTTATCGTAATTGGTTGCCATTACTAATCCTCCCTTATCACAAGTAATGGTTTTGTCTACACATCCATCTGCTCTGGGTGCTTTCCTTTGTTCCAAAGTTCAAGATAGTATGCCGAATCGTCCAAAATGTTTTCAATATCACTGATCCGTTCTTGCAACTCGACAATCCTTGCCTTACCTTTCTGGATATACGCCTCTAAGCAAAGTTTGCATTTAGAATCAGTAAATGGTGTACCTCCGCAAGCGCATGTGTTCATATTGAACCTCTCCTTGTCATTCAGTCTTGCCATTCGATTTCAAAAACCCCTCTGCAAACCTTAGTTGTTGCTGTATATACGGATCGTCCTCCCTCCACTTGCAAGCCAATCGCCTATACGTTGATTGATCTAGTAATACCTCTAGTGGTAGTTGTCCCGTGATTTTAGTTATTTGCTCCAGATAAGTCATTGCTCTTCTCCCATTCATCACAATTTCCATTTCTTTAACCTGCTAGCTAATCGCTTTAAATTTTGGTACGGAATAAAAACTAAAAACCAGATGAATAACAAGGTATAGGCGAAAAAAGGGAACCATAAGACGTGATACCATCTGGTGTAAGATCGGTAATCCCATATATCTTCAAATGGGTTGATATTAAGCATTATTCCGACTCCATGAACTTTGCGTAACTGCTTCCATAGCAGCTTTGCATATAGCTTCTTGTGGTGTTTTTGCACTAATTTCTGCTAAGACCCTACAATCACCAAATTCTTTTCTAGCTAATCCCTCATATCCATCAGGGAAAGACTCAACGAGAATAGATATACTTCCACGAAGTTTTTCAACTACTTCAAAGGCATGGTTTAGGTCTTCTAGTGGGTTCCAATCCTCTACATATCCGATCCACTTCGAGTTGATTTCATCAAAGTAAATTTTTCTTGGGTTAAGATGATCTCTGTAATCATCTTGAATTACCCACCCCATTACCTCAGTTGCCAGTGTTTCAATGATCTGTTGTTCGGTCATTGTGCTTCCTCCCTAACTATTGTGATAAGCTGCTTTCCTTCGCTTTCTTTTTATCCTCGCAGTGATATGTACATTTAGTTGTGAAAGCTGAAATCAATGCTTTGCATTCGGAACATCTGTAGACTAAACTCGACTCGCTTTCAAATCTTGTTCTTGTCACGGTAAATCCTCCTTTCCTCCCTACACTCTTTGCTTTGTAAAGATAAAACATACTGTGACCCCTTTTGGATAACACTAACCTTATTCTTAATGAGGAGGGATTTGCATGGATGAAACAACAAACAAAGGTGACTTAAAGAACCAAGAGAAAACCTTAAAAACTAAGGGATTAGATAATGCTGAAAAAGAAGGAACACATACAAAAACGGTCAAGTCCGAGATGATCCGCGCTGAAAATGCCGATAGCATTTACGAGTAACGCGTCAGGTGACTAAGTCGTCGCGGAATCAGTAATTTTTAAATGATCATCTCGTGCCGTGTAGCCGATCTGCTAGGTTAGTTAGAAAGTTTCGACTACACAGCATCCCTTTTGAAGTTGAACCTATCCGTAACAGCGATAACGTTCGGTTTGTTTTTCCTGATCTACCTGTGCGGCAGTATCATGTCGTGCATTTGGTGTTTGGTGAAGCTGGACATCCTTACATTGAAAAATTCATTTGACCAGCAGCTTGCTTGTATCTTTCGAACTTTAACTCTCTACCCGATCCAGCGCACAGCTCTGGTAAATTTGCTTTGACCAGGTGTTTTGCAAACGGTGGTGGAACTGAGTTTCCACACCTTGCTACTTTTGATTTCTTTGTTTGAGGCTTCCCGTGAATATCTCGATCAATAATATATTCTGGCGGAAACCCTTGTGCGGCAAAGAGTTCATGCGGTTCTAACATTCGCATCCCGATATCAGTAATTCGATTGTTTTGATAATGAACTGTAACTAAACCAAATCTATCTACCGTTGTGATTGTGTGTAATGGCTCTGTGCAAGATTGTCCGGTGTCAGAACCATAGTATTTCATCAGAAAAGCCTTTACGTGGTTAGATTGTTCGATCTTATTTTCCGCAAAGTACACAGTCACTAGCGCATATCGGTTTGAGGTATCAAGTGTCATAATTGGTTTATCTAAGGCTTGTCCTCTAGCTTCATTTGCAGTGGTTTCTGTGTGGTACTGAGCAAGAAAGGCTGCTACTCGAATCTTATGATCTTTATTTTTGGCTGGAATAGGAGCGAGAAAAGGCATTTCGGGTTCTACTACAAACTTTCCAATCCCCCGCCCAATCCGACGCATTGTATTTTCTTTCAGTGGCCTTTTTCTTTCAAAGATTGATGGTGGGTGTATGGCCCAATCAATTACCTCAGCAACTGGTCGCCATTGTTCCAGCCTACCTGCTTGAACTTCTAGGCTCCTCGGATCACCATGCGTTGGTTTAGGCCATACAATTGGACGCCCATCACAACGGGCTATCATAAAAAATCTTTTTCGAATAGTGGGAGCGCCATAGTCGCAAGCTCTAAGCTCTCGCCAATCAACCTGGTACCCTTGCCGTTTCAACGCATTCACGAATGAGTTAAACGTGTGTCCTTTTTTCTTTGGATCGGGACGACCGTCTTTAAGCAATGGCCCCCATGTCTTAAACTCTTCCACGTTCTCTAGAATGATTACCCGTGGTTTGACTGTGGCTGCCCAACGTAGTGCAACCCACGCCAGCCCTCTAATACTCTTTTCTTTTGGTTTTCCACCCTTGGCCTTACTAAAGTGCTTGCAATCTGGACTCAACCAGCAGAGTGCTACAGGGCGTCCTTTTACTGCTTCTACAGGGTTTACATCCCAAACTGATTCACAATAATGTTCCGTATCCGGATGATTTACCTGGTGCATGGCAATTGCATCTTCGTCATGATTGATGGCAATATCAACGCTCCGTCCAGTAGCCAGCTCAATTCCTGTTGATGCACCACCACCGCCAGCAAAGTTATCAACTACGATTTCCCTGAGAGCAACCCCCATCAATCCCCACTCGCTTTCTCCGCCCACTCTCGTAACGCCTGAGCATCATCAATCTCTATCCATGTAAAGCCGTAGTTCATTCGGTTTCCATCTCCTCACGAATGACTTGTTTCTGCCAATCTAGTTGTTCTTTGTTCAATATTTCTTTAACTGTTTGATTGTCCTGTGTATCCATCAAGGCTCACTCCCCGATTTTTTATTTGCTAAAGGTCTACGCCATTGTTAGTTTTAAGAAACCTTACGTGGCATCCAAGCATCAACATAACGTAAAACTTGCTCTAACTCCTTACGACGTACATCCTTGTAACTCGATACTCCCCAACGATCTTTTATCTCTCGATGCAGTTGTCGAAATAATTCACTTCTGCGTTCTTGATCTATTTCCAGCTCGTACACTTTTCGAGCAATTGCTTTTTGTAAATTACGCTGTTGACCACTATCCAACATAATTTGCCTTTCTACCTTATACTCTAGTTCACTGAGTTTTTGACCGTGTGTTTGTGTAATGCTTTTAACCTCTTCCATTTCCTCAGCCATTTCCACTGTGAGTTTGAGAGATTGAATAATAGCTTGTCGATCATTCAAAGGAACCACTTTGTTTTGATTTAATTTTTCTTTCATCTGTTTGAATTGTTCTAAGAAGCGAATTTTCATTTTCATTGCTTCTGGCGTTACATAGCTCATGGCAACTAGAGCAAAAGCATCTTCTGTTAGATTGTATTTAGGATACATTTGCTTGTTTTGAGGGTGTATGTAATGGGTCTCCTCAAAGTTGAGGGTACCCCATTCTCTCTCACCAGCTTCAATCAACTTTTCCATTTGATTTCGAATATCGCGCATTACATTATCGTGGGATTTTTTAAAAACCTCTGCAATTTTTAGACTATCTGTGAACACCTGATTGTTTTGAATAAAGACTAGTTGATTCATGCTTGATTCCTCCTTGGTTGTCTTAGTGATTCGTATAATTCTTTCAGCTCGGGATCATCCATGATCGTTTGCTTTTGTGTAACGCGTGTTGGTTGTTCCTGTTGCTCTAGACCTATCTGGCGTTGAACAGCAGCTGGGTATTTGTCTTGCAGAACTGGTCTATTGCTATATCCTTTTTTGCCTTGTACAACTTGCAAATGGTTAGCCCTCTCTGCTTTGGAACGCTCATGATCTTGCTTATTTAGTTCAGCTTGTTCGGCTGTTTTAATGCCTCTTGATGGGAATTTATTAATAATGCCCTTGCAATAGTTCCAATCCTTGCCTTTCTCTGCTGCTTCCCTCATAGCCCAAGCAATAGCTGACATTTCTATTCCGTCATTTAGGTAACTATTCAAGAGTTCCATCATGATGAAGGTTGGTTCGAAAACGAAATATTTTTTGTATTGGTCTATGACACTGTTAAAAACATACAAATCTCTACCGCCTACCTCCACCACTTCCCCTAAGGGGGATATAGGGGGTGTAGTTTGTTCTTGTTCTTGTTCTTCTTCTTGTTCTTCTTCTTGTTCTTCTTCTTGTTCTTCTTCTTTTTCTTTTTCTTCCCCCAAGTCTATAGATAGGGTATCGATAGGGTATCCATATTCCTTACACAATGTATCGAAAGCCCTTATAAATTCTTGAGTTTTTACTGCATTCAGCTCTTTCATAATGCAAGCTTTGACTTTTGGGCTTTTGATAGAATTATGCTTTAACCAGTTCAGCAGCATGATTTCCTTTGTTTGATCAGAGTAAGCAACCTTGCCATATTCCACGAAACGTTTAAGCAATTTCTCAACCGTTTCGCGGTTGTAACCTGTCTCCATCTCGATGACTCGCTTCGGTAATTCGTATATTCCGCATTGTGTCGTTTTGCTGTTTGTCATGAGGTAAATATAGAAGTATTTCTCTTCTGGTGTTAGGTCTAAAACAAAGGCATCTTGCCAAAAACTTGTTTGTACTTGCCTATAAGTTGCCACTTACTTCCCCCTCCTTAAGATGCTCCTCCCCAGTAATACGGGATTAATACTTTCTGTTGGTATTCTTCGAATGCTTTCCTACCTGACTTGGTACTATGCGCTTTCCAGTGGCATGTACCTGTTTGAGTTACAGGACCACATGCTAAGGCAACGTTATAAGCTTCTCCTGTACCTCCTGCACTTCTGAATATGATGTGGTGGGCTTCTAACCACTGATTACTTCCGCATAACACACATTGCCCATTATCTCGTGCTACTACTTCCGCATAGACCTGGGGAGTAATTCTCCCCTGATCTACCCGTTTTTTGGTTCTACGTTTGTTACCTAGCTTTGGTACGGCTCTTACTTCATCAAACATTCCCATATTTATCACCATCCTAGAAAGGTAAGTCATCATCTGTAATATTGATTGTTTTGTTACCTGTGAAAGAGGTATTAAATGATGGCCCATTGCTCTGTTGAGCTTGTCCATCTTTATAACTTAGGAACTCAGTACTTTCCGCTACCACCTCGGTAACATAGACCTTTCTTCCTTCCTTGTTGTCATAGCTTCTCGTTTGCAAACGACCTTCCACAGCGCATTTCTTTCCTTTAGCTAGATATTGAGCACATAGGTCAGCTAATTGTCTCCACGCTACAATATTGATGTAGTCAACTTCCTTATCTTTTCCGGTTCCCGAATAAGGCCGATTGATTGCTAGAGTGAAAGTAGTTACGGCAACGCCATTCGGGGTATAGCGCAACTCAAGGTCCTTTGTTAAGTTACCGATAAGGATTACTCTGTTAAGCACTCTTAGTTGCCCCTCTTTCCTTTATTTTTCTTGTAAGGTAAGCCTCCATTTGATTATCGTTATATCCTTTTTCTGTCTGATTCTGGTACCAAGCATCAAAGTCATCTAACGAGTACCCCAGAAGTTGCCACTTAGCTTTTAATACAGCTTCCTTGCTATTTCTTACATTTGGTGTTGCTTTTTGTTTTGTAGGCTCTGTTTCTTCATTACTTTTATCTGCTTCTGAGTCGTTTTCAGGATCATCACCAGTTGGAATCATAAATGCTTTCATAAGAGCATACTTTTGAGCGCCTGTAATAGCTTTATAGGTGGCCTTATCTCCTGCATCTTGGCCTTCACCAACCATATGAAAGACTAACTCCTCACCAGAATCTCCGTCATAAAACTTAAATTCCATTTGAACAGTCGCGATGTATTCTGTTTTGCCTTTAGCGTTTATGTGTTCCCGAACACTATGTGATACCATGTTAGGGATCAAGATGACATTTTGATCTGCTAAAATCTCTCGAACTTTTTCGGCTACATCTGCTTCGGTGGCATAATTATAGTTATGAAATTTGTTATAGCCTCTCTTCTGAATGTACTTAACATTTTGCATAACCTTAGCTAGCTTCTTGACCAGAGAACGAGGTTGTTCACTCATTCGTTATTCACCTCTATTTTCAAAGCCTCTGGTTGCTCAACGACCTTGATCCCTTCGATAAAATTCCCTGTACTAGGATCAACTACTCTGCCATCTTCATGTATTTGCAAATGTTTCTTTAAAGGAGCTTTATCCAATTCGTACTTCGTTCTAATAAACTCTTCTAACCCTGCTGACTGAATCGATTCGATAGCTGCCTTCTCATCAATGTAGTCCCATTTAGGTAGTTGTTTACGAAAACTCACTTTTCCATAAGGTGTAGAAGCTTTCCATTTAGGATCAGTAGCCCTTTGTTCCCTTGCATATTCCTCTATAAGTTGAGTGAAGAATAAACGGCTATCCTCAATAGTTTTTGTTTCTCTGTTCAACCAATCGGTCACGCGCATTTTTTCTTTGTTAGCCAAACTCTGCTTCGCCATTATCTCTGCATCTAATGCGGCAATCTTCCGCAAGACCCAGTTAAGAGAATCAAGATCATGTACACGAAAACGTTGCTTTGCCTCTTCTTCTGACAATTCGAAGCGTATATCCTCGATTTCATTTAGTTCATATGTTTGCAAGGCTGATAAATTCATTTTCGATTCCTCCTAAGATTTAAGTTTTATTGAGCTCATTATCCTCTTGCTTGAATGGGAGATAATCCATTTAAGAAATCCCTAAGCTTTACAATTTCATCCCAATCTTGCAGAGTAACAGCTTGATGTCCTTTCCAACCTAGTCCCTCAACATATTCAGGGGTTTGTTCTATGTGTAAAGTGCCATCCGTTTTATAGGTTGCTACTCGATCGAAAATTCCGCCAATTAATTCGTTTGTAACAATATCTTTGTTCACTTGTTTGTCCAACCTCCGCATCTAAATGTATTTAAAATACTTGTCTTCTTCGTTGAGTAAAGCAATGTATTCCCTTCGGCCTTCTTCCGTGGCAAGCCAATTATCAATTTTCTTCGTTCCGTTAAAGCGTTGTGTAATCCCTTTATTCTTGAAAAAAGAAAACGAGAATTTGGATATACCTCTTCGTTCTTGTCCATCCTCAGTATCGTAATAATGATTGATTTCGTAATATTTAAAACCGCAATAGTTCACAATGCATCCAATAGCTATTCGTTTAATTTTTATTATTTAGGTTCAAACAACTTGTCCAACCTCCGATTATTTGGTATTGTTGAGGTACATTTTTTTCTTACGAGGCCGTCTGTTTGCCGCAGGCGGTTTTTTCATGCTCTCTAATCGTTTTTTCTAACTCACGAGTAATCTCTTTATAGATTTCATAGGCAACTGTGTCTCCATCTGTTTTAGCTGTGACCATTAGTCTCTGATAAAACAGGAATCTTCGTTTAGCAGTCTCAATTCTCACCTTTTTTCCTCCTTATCCAGGATTCGTTTAGCTTGCTCATGCTGACGTGCTATCCTGATATCCGATACCTTCTTAGCTATGATTTCCTTCTTCTTGGCATCAACTGTGTCTCCATTTCTGAGACTAATCTTAGAAAGATCAAGCATCCCATTTATGATGTGATACAACTCCTCTTCGTCCAGACCATCCAGCATTTCTTTCATCTTCTCACCTCCTCTACAGCGCCATATTTGTTTTTAAGTCCTCTACCTTAGGCATTGCTACATATTCCCGAAAAGCCTCGTTATTCCACATAGAACCAAGCTCTCCCATGTTTGCTCTTCCAGAACGTTGTAAGGAATAAAATAACGTTTTAACAGCAGGTATTAAGTCGATAAGCTGCTTTTGATGATTCTGCATAGACATGCTCATAGGCCTAACACCTTTAAGCTCCATTCTTTTCAACTTTGGTTCCTCTTTCTCTAAAGCTCCAATTGCTTCTTCTACCTCTATCAATTGCTTTTTTAGGTTTAAAATCGCATCTGATACATCTTGGTTTAAAACTGGATCGACTGGAGCAAGAGAAAACGGGTCAAGTCGATACATGTGTGTTAACATATCCCATCCTTCATACCATCCAGTTATCTCGCACCATTTGGCAGCTGTTTTTATAGAAGGTTCGTCGTACCCACATTCAATATTGCTTACCCTTTTTTGATCGATTCCAAGGGCTATTCCCAATGCAACCTGAGTCCTAACACTAGGTTGCATGCTATTTATTCGAAAATGTTTAAGGTAAAGACCTATCTGTTGACGGGCGTATCCTATGTTCGCCATTTGTTCTCACTCCTATTGGATATATTTGTCATGTATGATTGAATTGTGTTCATCTTTCATCATGCTCTCCCTCAGGCGCTTACCTGGGGGCTTTTTAAAGCTTGTCCATCACGCCCATACTGGGCGTTAAGCAAGAACTGCGTTATTTTCAGTCACTTCCTGTTGAACTTCTCTGCTTTCTTCTTTTACAGGGGGCTTATATGTACCATTTCGTTTAGCCCTTTGGATGGCGTTCCAGCAGAGTTGGTGTACAAGTTTGTTAACATCTGGCGGAAAATTTCTAACGATCATCTCTATCCCTCCCTGTATCTATGTGTATGAGTGGGGAAGTTTGTCCTATCCGTTGTTATTTATGGAGAAATGCGTCTCAATGGATGTGATTACGATAGGTCGGTTCTCTTTGTATTTCTTTGAAGCCTTAACTGCTTTCAAGCTAGTTTTTGCGTTCCTTGACGCGAATCGTGACATTTTTCTTCAAAAAAAATTGTCCAATCTACTCCTAATACTCTTGCTATTTTCTTAGCAACATTAACACTTGGCGTACGATTTTCTTGTTCTATCATTGCATAAGTTGTTCTTGCAATATCAGCTCTGTTAGCGACTTGTTCTTGTGTAAAATTGAGTTCAACACGTTTCTTAATCATCCAATGTCTCATAGTTCACCTCCCGCAATGTCACGAATCGTGTATCTCAATTACTAATTTAATACACACTACGTGACATGTCAATGATTAATTACACTTTTCGTGACATGAATTTAATGTCACTCTTTGTGTAGCTATAATTACAATATGGGAGGTGCTTTATATGTTAGGTCAGCGCTTAAAAGAACAAAGGATTAGAAGGAATTTGCGTCAGGAAGATGTCGCATTGAAAATTGGTATTGCACGTACTACATATGCAATGTATGAGCAAAATAAGCGAGAACCAGATAATGAAACCCTCCAAAAATTAGCTGACTTTTTTAATGTCAAGATTGATTACTTGTTAGGAAGACAGGAAGAAAATTATGATTATACTAAAGACCCTACCGTAACAGGTGAAATCAAAGAATTACTTGATGACCTCATGCAGCTTCCACCTGAGGAAAGAACTATTATTATTAACCAAGCAAGAATTTTTGCTGAGGGTTTAAAAGCAAAAAACCGTTCAACTAATAAATAGCGAACGGCTTTTTTTTATTTTCTCAATCAATTCCTTAGCTTTGGGATCATCATCCTGACACTTAAGAACCACCTTAACCCACTCCACTTCCTGTTGGGTTAAATTAGAGGTTTTTATTTGTTTAGAATCTACCATCGAATGATCTCCCTTCGTATTAAAAGTCTATCTTGAGTGATAAAGTGGTTTTAGATATTTCTTTACTAAAATTTTATTTCTGTAAAAAATGGTATCACTTAACAAATGAATTTTTTGTCGAATTTTGCGATTTTTGTACAACAATTGACCCGGGACGATTTATCTTGACATCACAATCTATAGAAATTATAATATTATTCCTAAAATACCAAAAAGGGATCATCCGATTTAATCTGGATGGTCCCTTTTTGGTATTCCCAAGTGTTCAATTTGCTTATATTTTGGCCTTGATACTGTAGCATATGTCCCATCTTCAAAATATGCTCGTATTGAAAATGAATCATCTACTATATATTTTATTGCGTATAGATTTACCACATTTACGGGATCTAACTGCATAAAACCGAACTTTCCCCACTTTTGCCAAACATCCTCAAGGGTTGATAGTCCGAGAAATTTTCCATTATTGGTGTGGTATTGCAATATACCATTTTTCGAATTTTTGGGTCTGAAGAGGTCGACCTTATTGACCTCTTCAATGCTAAACTCTTCAATGTCATTGGTTCCAAAACGAATACCCGAAAACATTGTCATAGATTACACTCACTTATTTTTTAATTCTGTTGGTACCTCAGGGCTACCAATCGTAAACTTGAAACTAACTACATATACACCTGCAAGTGCAGAAAAAATTTTAGATAGTGTAATTGCCGTTTTGCTTTTCATCATGATGTCACCTCCTTTTTAGGGAGTAATAAAATAGATTGAACAAAGAACGACAAAGATAATATTGGAGAATAAAGAATAAAATTAAAACAAATAATCAGAAGTGATATTACCTTTAGAAATAAATGCTTCTCCTTAGGTATTCTTACTTCGTCGTACACATTATTTGGAGACAGTAACAGTACTAGAATCATTGAAATTGCAGTTAATGCAATAGTAACTATAGGAGTCATAGGAATGTGCGGAATAATAGACATGATAGCTACTGTAACTACTGCACATCCATCTAACGATTTGAAATGATACCCTCCTGAAAATGCTCTCAGTATCATAAAAGAAAATAAAGCCATCATTGTATCAGCCAATTTCCCCAATAAATAACCAAACAAAATTGAAAACATCAAGACCACAATAAAATTTATGGTTACAGATATAGAATAAGTTAATACAGCAACACTGCTTGTTTGAGCAGGATCTGTTCTATTAATTAATATAGCAATTTTCTTCGAAATTTTTTCAATCATAAGTAATCCCGTTTCCTTAGTAGCCACAATAGAATAGCAAGTGGAATCAATACATATCCCAATATAATAAATGTATTAGCTTGGCTCATGATCAATACATATAAAACTGTTGTTAAAGCAAATACTGACAGCCCTACTGCTAAGATTAATAAGAATGATAACTTGTTCATTTCTGGCTTGTAAGTCATGCTATGCGGAGGCTGAGAAATAAAACTATAGCCTAGATTTAAAACTTTCAGCAACCACGCAACCAGCACTACTAAAGCATCTGCAACAAACTGTATGATAAACGTTCCTAGTTCTGTAAATTGCCCTAGATCATTAAGAGATACCAAACTGGTTTTTAAAAGCAAGGAAAGTGCTATAAATTGTATTCCTGTAAAGGCTATGCATCCTGCAGCTGTAACCAATGTAGCCTCGTATAATCTAAACTCTAACAATCGTCTAAAGAATATAACTAGTGCTATGTACTGTATACCAGTATCGTATTGAGGAATATCCAGTATAAACCTATTAAAATAAGAGATTAGTGATAAAACACTTGCAATTAGTAAAAAATCTCTTATATAGCTTAAAACAGGAAAACGGAACATCTTAAAAGCAATAATCATGACAGCCATTTGGTCCAGCACACCAAACACCAGATATAACAAAATATCCATAACATTTCCCCGATGCTGATTTTTTTACTTCAATTAACATTTTACCCTTCCAAATACTTTCAATCCACCTAAATATTCATTAATTTTATATCAATTAAATGATATATGATGTTACTAAATTCCTATAATATGGTATTATTAGGAAAGTGTTTTGTTTCAACATGAATCTTTTATACATTAAACCCTCTTTAAAACTAGTCTTATGTACTTGAAAATGGACAAGGATTATTTTTTCGCCTAAAAAATATGTAAGTTTACTGAAATTAGTAGGAGAAGAATCTACTTATTTATACCTACATCTCCATCAACCCATATACCTTTTTATTGTTTTCAGATAAATCTTTAATTTCTTGGATATAAATTAAACTAGGGGAGGAATGTTGGTTGCTAACTCAACAACAGGCTGATAATTTACTTAAAGCTGCTAAAACTTTAATAAACTGTACCCATATAAACTTTCCAAAACCAGGCGATAGTTTAACACTAGAAGCCGAAACCTCAACTGGAAATGATTCATTTTTATTAGATATAAATAGAAAAGGGAAAATAAGTCTAAGCAAATGTACTCTTCAAAATAGACATATGAGAACAATCATTTTACTTAGAGTTGATTTGGTGGGTCCCCCACACACAAATCCTGATGGACAAGAAATACCTTGTCCACATATACATATCTATCGTGAAGATTATATGGACAAATGGGCATACCCACTACCAGAAATTATGCCTACCAATATTTCTGATCTTGGACAGGTATTACTTGACTTCTTAAAGTATAATAATATTACTAATGTACCTCTAATAACTTATCAAGGGGGTGGGCTTGTATGATGGAACTAGGTATCCAACTTAAAAACAATTACTTAAATTGGCTTAGAGAAAAAATTATTTTAAACGATCTCGGGAGTGCTATTGAAATAACAACCCCATTGCTTGATCGGCATAATGACCACTTACAAATATTTGTAATACCTCAAGGAAATGAATTTAAAATAACTGATGACGGTTATATAATAAATGATTTATTAATGTCTGGGTGCGATATAGGATCTTCGAAAAAAAGACGTGAAATCCTTCAAACTATCCTTAACGGTTATGGGGTTTCAAGATCGTCTGACGATGAATTATTTATTATAAGTCGAATAGAAGATTTTCCTCAAAAAAAGCACATGTTACTACAAGCTATGATTTCAGTTAATGATATGTTTGTGACTTCCAAACCAACCATTCAAAGTTTATTTTATGAGGATGTAGAAAACCTTCTTGATGAGCATGATATAAGGTATACTGACAACGTCAATTTTACAGGTAAGAGTAGTTACATCCATAAATTTGATTTTGTCGTTCCTAAATCAAAGAAATCTCCGGAACGTATAATTCAAACAATGAATTCTCCAACAAAAGATCGAACTCAATCATTACTGTTTGCTTGGAGTGATACTAGAGAAACCAGAAAGAACGATTCTACTCTATATGCTTTCCTGAATGATTCTGACAAATCAGTAAGTGGTGAAATAGTTGGAGCTCTCGAAAGCTATGATATTAAACCTGTACTTTGGTCCGAAAGAGAAAAATACATTGAAGAACTATGTGCTTAA